AGTGAAACTTACCAGATAAAAAAAGAAAAAAACAGGGAAAAAATATCAGAATGGCGTAAAAAACAGGAACTTACAAAAAATGTAACCAGTTACGAACCTGTTTGTAACCCTCCTAAAGTAAAAGAAAGTAAAGTAAAGTTAAATAAAGAAGAAGAAATAATTAAAGAAATTGAAATTTTACCTGAATTTTTAGAACCATTTAAAAACTGGCTACAATTCAAAAGACTACGAGGAGAATCTTACAGAGACAAACAATCAACATCCTTGGCTTATAAAAAACTTTTAAAACTTTCCAATAACGATTCAATAAAAGCCGTTCAAATAATAGAGGAATCAATGGCAAATAATTGGGCTGGATTATTTCCTTTAAAACCAGAAAAAAACGGATCAGAACAAAAATCAAATACCGTAACCCTTCCAAAATATTAAAATGAGACAGCCAAAAGACAGACCAATTATAAACCTTGAATCAACAGGTAAAGTACCACCGCAGGCCATTGAGGTTGAACAGGCCGTATTGGGTGCGTTCATGCTGGAATCAGATAGCTACCTAATGAATCCGGTTAATCCTGAAGTATTCTACAAAAGTGAACATGTAACTATTTGCACGGTTATTCAGGAAATGAGCAGGGAGCAAAAGCAAATTGACCTTTTGACTGTTACCAGAAAATTGCACGAAAAGGGATTAATTAATGAGATAGGCGGGCCACTCTACATAACCCAACTCACAAGCCGTATTGCAACGGTTGCACATCTGAACGATCATATTTTGATTTTAAAGGATAAATACCTTCGCCGGGAAATGATCCGAATGAGTGCAGAACTGCAATCAGGTGCATTTGATGAAAGTGTTGATTTGTCTGAAATAATCGAATCGGCTCAAAGTATTTTCATGAAGTTATTGGGAGACGAAACGGAAAGTGTTCGATCGTTTACTGAGGTTGCAAAAGAGGTTGAAGAAACAGTAATAAAAAATTCAACATCACAAATACCGTCAACAGGCATACCAACTGGATTTAAAAAGTTTGATGATTTTGCTCACGGTATGCAGCCGGGCGACCTCGTGATAATTGCCGGTGAAACATCGCACGGAAAAACCACTTTAGCCTTAAATATTATTAACAACGCTGCTCAATTGGGTTATTCCTGTAATGTGCGGAGTTTGGAAATGACTTCAAAACTTTTGGTCAGTCGAATCATTGCAATTGAATCCGGCATATCTTCAAAGGATATTTTGTTTCAAAGGTTGGCAATCGAAGGGGTGCAACATATTTCAAACCATATATCAAAACTCAACGGTTTGCCGATTTATTTTGATGATAAATCAACCGCATCAATTCACAAAATATGTGCCTCAGTGCGTAAGATGGTGTTAAAATACGGTGTTAAACTTGTAGTCGTGGATTACCTTCAACTGGTTACCGGAGACCACAGTCAAGGACGCGAGGAGGAAGTGGGGCAAAATGCAAGGATATTGAAAAACCTTGCAATGGAATTGAATATAGTTGTTATTGCTTTATCGCAGCTTAACAGGTCTGAAAGCCATATTCCAACGCTTTCCAGATTAAGGGCTTCTGGACAAATTGAAGAGGCCGCAGATATTGCCGTTTTGGTTTGGATACCTGAAAAAGAGGCCATAACATTTGTCAAACATAACGACGGTACCGAGGAAAATATGAACGGGAAAGCAGGAATCATCATTGCCAAAGGTCGTAACGTAGGTACAATGGAATTTTCAGTAAACAGCGACAGACGAATTAACCGGATGTGGGATATTGAACCAGAACCGTTCATGCCATTAAACCGGGATTACACCGAAAGTTCAATAAATGAATTAAAATTTTAAACCATGAAAAAATTAGGAAGCGAATTAATCTTTATTTCAAAGATAAATCAGGATGGTAGCGGAATATCTCCAATACCTGATGGCTTTTTAAAAAATCCTTTAATTTTAGGTGACGTTTATAAATTGAGACCGCTATCAATGACCTATAAGACATTTATTGCATTCAGGGTCGGGGTTTACATTGTAAAAATCAAAGAATCAACCAAACCAAAGACCGTGAAATACATTGCATTTGAAGGAACCTACAACGAACAGATATTCGATTCGGAAACCAAAACGATTATTTGGACAAACAAATCTGATCTTAAAGTTGAAAATGTGGGTATTCAACTGGAAACAGGAACATGGAAGGAGCTACCAGAATGAACCAAAACCAGCTATTCAAAGAGATTTGGGAAGAGCGGGAACACATCAGCGAGTTATCCGGAGAACCGCTTTTACCTTTCGGACATTGGCAATGGCACTGGTGCTTTTTGCATATTTTGCCCAAAGGAACCTATCCGAAATGGAAGTTTGAAAAGAAAAACATCATTTTAGGAACGGTAAAAGAGCACGAGAACCAGGATCATATCCCGGAGTTTTTGAAGCTCAGAGAGCGACTCAAAGCTGAATATTACAAGGAATTTTACAATAAAACATTCTGATGGAAAGGATCGAATTTGACCGGATCACTTTCTGGCGAGGAGATAATCTCGAGTTGATGAAACAGACTCCAGATAAATTGTACGATTTGGCCGTGGTTGATCCGCCGTATGGGATTGGAGTAAATTCAATGAATATGGGGAGTAGGAAAACAATCAGACCAGATAAAAGAGAATGGGATAACGACATTCCAACGGATGAATATTTCAATGAGCTTTTCAGAATATCGAAATATCAAATTATTTGGGGAGGTAATTACTTTCCTTTGCCACCTTCAAAAAGTTTCATAATTTGGGATAAGGCAGAATCTATGTATGGTCGGGACTTTGCAGAATGCGAGTTTGCATGGGTTACTCCAGACAAACCAGCGAAAATTTACAAAAAGACTCCAAATCAATTAGACCGCATCCACCCCACGCAAAAGCCGGTTAAATTATTGGAGAGAATTATTGAGATTTTCACCGACCCGGGTGACGTTGTAATTGATCCCGTGGCTGGAAGTGGATCATCTTTGGTGGCTGCTGAAAATATGGGGCGCAAATCGTTTGGTTTTGAGATCAAACTTAATTTTTTTAAAGAAGCGACTAAATGGATTGAAAGTAATCAGCTGATAAAAAAAGAGATCAAGGAAATAGGCTATGCCAAAACCGAATTGTCTAAAACTCAAAACACACTATTTTAACATGTTAAAACTGACTATTGAGCAACGATTGGAGCGGGCGCGAATAAAAAGCCGCAAATACTACGCTATTAAAGGCCATAAGCGAAACGATGATTCAGCACCGGTGCGACATATCAATAGAATCTTTGGTTACAAGGCCGGAGCCGGAATGTGCTTCCATCACCACGATTACAGCAAGCCGAAAGAATGTTTTATTATCAGCAAACGGTTGCACCGGATATTTCACCTGAACGCTTTTTTAGTCGGTAATATCTACACGACAAAGGAAGGCAGCATTTTGGACACGTCTCAAAAACATCACGTTCATTTGATTATGTTGAAATTGCGGCACAATATCGAAAGCGGGGTAAAATTCGCAGTTGCGAAAAATAAATGAAAATAATTGCAAAACATGATAAAAGTCATAGGATTGAGCGATTAACTGAATTAACTTCGTTTAAAATTTAATATCATGAGAAAAAGCGGGTTTTATTGGGTGCGCGGGGGCACTACTTGGGATATTGCATATTACAGCGAAGCCGGGGGAGTGTGGTTTTTAGCTGGTATGGCTCACTTTGTCAAAGATGAAAACTTTGCCGAGATCGACGAGCGGCCAATAATAAGAAACGAAAAATGAACTTTTCAATCAACCACATAAAAAAAGCATTCCAGCTCGCCCGCCTTCCTGAATGGTTTTCAGAGCAGGTAATCCAATATCTGACTGAAGCTGTCAGGGAAAGTGATACCATCGAAGCAGAGACGCTGAATGATCTTTTCGGTCTTTTTTGCATCAAAAATTTTGTTACCGAAGATGCGATGAAATCGAAAAGTAAAAAGGAAAATTTAGTGAGATTACGGAAAAAATTCGCTATCTTAGCAAAAGAGATGTTCCCAGATTACAGTTATCCAGAAATCGGAGCGGAGATAAACCGGGATCATGCAACGATTTCACATTATTTAGGACTTGAACGCACCCGCAAGGAGAAGCGGGATAACTTGGAAAGAATGAAAAATGAATTTAGACATATCTGATATGGAGCATACAACTTTTAGAAACGGAAAACTATTTTGTTTGAATTGTGGTGGTGAATTTAATTTACCTTATCCTGTTGCAGTTGGCGAAATGACAAAGAAAATTAAGTCATTTAACGCACTACATAAAGACTGTAAAAAAACATGGACTGAACCAATTGCAGACCAACGCAAAGGCATTAAAGAAAAGGCCATGTGGTGGATTGCCAACGGTGAAACAGGATGCAGTTCAAAAACTATGTGGAGTTGCTTCATGGGAAATAATAAATATCGAATTGATCATCCTTACGATCCTGATGATTTTAGTAGATGCTATAAACTTTTGGAGGCAGTTCCAGAATGGAAGAGCCAGCTACACCGACTAAAGCCGCTGTCAAAACAATGGAGTAACTTGGTTGACAATTGGGACAAGCTAACAGATATGTTTGAAGAAAACAGGAAAACAAACTGGAAAAACTCAAAACAAATCGGAATGTATGAATTTATGCAACTTTTAATCGCTTAAAAATGACTAATCCAAACGACAAATTAAAGCTCGAAGAAAATCTGAGGTTTTACATTGAGCAAATGATCATGAACAAGAACCTGACAGGATTCAAGTCAATCCAGTCTTTTACGGTCAACCTTCAAAACGGTGCGGTGAAAAACGTTAAGGTTAAATTGGTGCCATGAAAGTACTTATCTTCGCATTAAGCATAGCATCTGTAATAGCCATAGTCAGCGCACTAATCCTGTTAATATGGGTGGCAATTGATAAATACAACGAATCATGAAACAGCCTACAAAACCCGCAACCTTTACGACCGATAAACCTATTTTGCCCGGTATAATCTACTTACTTCAGCAAGGAACTTTAAAGAAAGTAGTCACCAAAGGCAGTTTAGAGCGGATGAACCTGACGGGATATTGGGAGATAAAGAATGAATTTAAAAAAGATGAAAAATTTGATTAATCGAAAATATTTGCTATATTTGTGATGTCAAAAGGCGATTTGACAGGAAATTATTTAAGGTTTAACAAAACCTTACAGAGCTTGAATAAGAGTGTCGCCTCACTTTTATTTGGGCTTTGTGCATTTTAAGAGGTCATGGAAGAAAAAATATTGTTGTTTATCGCACGTTTGTTGATTGAAAAAAATGAAGATTCCGCACTTACTGGTAGCTTGATGCTTTATGTACGCGGACTGAAAAAAAGAAGAGAGGCGCACGATATTGATATATTGGTTAAAGACATCGCTGCTATATTTGTTCCAGACGAATTTAGCCAAGCCTCACCACAATATCCTGATTCTATAAAATTCAAATGTGGTGACTTGGTTGTAGATTTTTTATTAAATCAGGATGAAGAAATTGAAATAGTAAACGGCGTCCCCTGTGGAAATGTTGACAAACTTTTACAGCAAAAGTGTAAATACTCTAAACAATCAAGCGAGGAGGAGGCAAAGAAGCACAAAGAAGATTTAGAGTTCATAAATTATGAATTTCCAAAACAGGAACAGGTAGAAATAGATTTACCCTATTAAAATAACTTAACAGGGTTCTTACATATTCTCACCCGTTCTGATTGAATCGAGAGCAAACGAGAAAGTAGTGATTTAGTCAAAATAAGGACGCCAGAGGGTGCAATGTTTAAACCGACAACATCCGACTTGAATATTAGAATAGTCCTTATCGAAAGTGAAAACGGTTAAAATCCGATCTACTGGAGTAGTTCAAGGCACTGTTCACTAAATTACGGATTAAGCAGTATTAAAGTTTAATCGACTTCCTTTGACTATTCAAGGATAAAGGTTTCTATGCTAAAAATAGGAATTGATCAAAAAAGTAGTTAATTTTGTTGTTATGGCAGCGAATAAGGGTAAAGATTTGATTGAGTCACTTTTCAATGAAGTGCTAACTGAAATCGCAGAAAACGGAAAATCTTTAATTTCAGCGTTAAAAGGTCGTATGTCATCGCTTACGTTTTATGACTATTTGGAAAAAAATGAAGATTGGCAAAAACGATACGCGCGCGCGACTGAATTGAGGGCTGAGCGTATGGCAGAGTCGGCACTTGAAATAGCCGACTGTATTGGAGATGATGTTGTAATATTACCAGACGGGCGTGAAGTAGTTAATCAAAACGTAATCAACAGAGATCGATTAAGAGTTGACACCCGCAAATGGTTACTATCAAAACTTCACCCAAAAAAATACGGCGAAAAAATCAGTCAGGAGTTAACCGGAGCAGGAGGGAAAGACCTGATACCAAATCAAGTTATCTTCCAGGATATTTCAGGCCGTGAAATAGAAAAACCGTGATGGGTGTTACTCAAACGACATTTGCATTCAAGAAGATCGAGGCGGTAAAAGCTAAGATTGTGGTGGTACAAGGGGGGATGTCTGCCTCAAAAAACTACTCAATAGCGCAGATACTTACTAAAGCGGCGTACGAAAAGCCACGGGTTATAACAATCATGACCGACACGTATGATAACCTAAAGGACGGTGCAATACATGATTTTAAAAACATCTTTGAAGACCTGGGCTTTGATTGGGACAAACACTACAACAAATCAAGTCATGAAATAATTTTTCGTGGATCTGTTATTCAATTCCGGTATATCTCCGATAATAAAGCAGGGGCAGGTAAATCCAAAAGACGTGACATACTTTACCTAAACGAGGCAAACCGATTCGGATGGGAGGTTGCAGCCGGTTATATTGGCCGGACTCACGAAAAGGTTTATATAGATTACAATCCGGATGCAGAATTTTGGGCACATACAGAACTTCCAAAACTTAAAGACGAAAAAGGAAACCAACTATCTGAACAGATTATAGTAACGTACAAAGATAACGAGATGTGCCCTGAATCGGAGCGTAATTTCATTGAGAGCCGTAAATCAAATACTGAGTGGTGGAATGTTTACGCGCTTGGTTTGACGGGATATTATTCTGAACGCCGGATATACAAATACAAGTTCATTGACCTGGTGCCAACAGATGCGCGGAGAATACCCTCCGGCATGGACTTTGGTGTTTCTCCTGATCCTACGATTCTGATAGACGTTTGGAAAAAAGACAACTGCCTGTATGTTGATGAGGTATTTTGTATGAATAACCTAATGCCGGAAAAGATACAGGGAGCTGAAAGGATGTCGATAGTTGATCAAGTGGTATTCGTTCAACACGCTAAAGGTCACCAGATCATTGCAGACTCGGCAGGGGCAACAGAAATACGCGACCTACGCAAATACGGTTATGAGGTGACGGGGGTTAAAAAGAATCCTGGATCAATAATTAACGGGATCAATAAATTGAGGGGTTATGATATTTATCTGACTGAACGATCGGTTAATATTAAGATTGGTATTGAGAAATGGTTCTGGAAGATTGACACAAACGGAAAGATCATTCCAGAACCAGACGGGCACGAGCCGGATGGACTGGCAGCCCTTAGATATGTAGTTATGGAACACGACAGAGGCGGGTCGTTCTGGTGATAAGTTAACCTAAATCAATGGTGATGTCTCAAAAATTACGAGGGTAATAAAAATTAACTGTCAAAATATATGAAATCAGCACGAAAAGAATTATGTAGAGAACATAAAGTATTATTTATGGACAACAATGGTGCCCCGTTATTGGCAAAAAAATACCCACGTAATTTAGAATGTTGGTGTGGGTCGGGTAAAAAGTGCAAGGTCTGCTGCGGAAACGAAACAAAATACTTCCACCCTAAACCCTTTTTGAAACAGGAAACGGAATCAATATAAAAATTATCACATGCTTTATACGTTTTTTCAAAATATTTGTTTTACTTTTAGCAAAATATTGATTATTGAATCATGCTTACAGTTGACCAACTTAAAGAAATTGTAAAAGCAGGCCGTCCGAAATGGATCTTGTGCGCCGAAAAAGAGGCCGAAAAATATGAGGTTCATTTTAACGGCGAACATGTCGAGGAATATCTCAAGCCTAACGATGGATGGGAGAATCCGCAACAGATGAAAGCACGCAAAGAACTGGTAACATCAAACCGTTTCTTATTTGAAAACCTAACCAGACCGATTGATAAAGTATTCACCGCAACAGGTGGGAACAATGTTTACCCAAAAAACAAGGATAAGATCATCAAGGTTATTGGAAAAATCCGGCATGGATATTCGATTAAGAAATGGATTCAAAACATTCAGGCAAACAAATATTATACCGATCCAAACGGGTTAGTTCTTTTTGAGTGGGATCAAAACACCACTTACCCGACTATCAAGTCAATCGAGTGCCTTTTCAATTACCAAACATCAGGCAGGGATGTCCAATGGGTTGTTTTCAATTCAGAGACCAACGATAAGGGGATGTTTTGGCGGGTCATTGATGAGACTTATGATTACACTTACAAACAATCAGGCGAAGTTTTTACGTTGGTCAAAGAAAAAACTTTTAAAAATCCCTTTGGCAGATGCCCGGCTATTGTCAACAGTGATATTATGCACTTTGAGTTGAACCGTAAGGATTCACCTTTTGCGCCAGTTATTGAGTTGGCAGATCATTATCTCAGGACAGGATCGGTAAAGAATATTTATGAGAATTATCACGGTTACCCGATTTTCTGGGCATATGGTCAACCGTGTAAACGATGTCACGGCGAAGGGTTTATCCACGGAGAAGGAAGTTTAAGCGGTTTGCAAGTACCTGAAAAATGCCCTTCATGTTCAGGGACAGGAAACACGCTTCGTAAAGATGTTACTGACGTTATCGCACTGAAACCACCATCGGGAGACGATCCGAAATTAGCTCCTGATATTGCCGGTTATGTTCAACCCGATCTTGAGACATGGCGGGAGATGAGGGTGGAATTGGACTGGATTTGGCAGTTAATGCACTTTACCACCTGGGGCACAAGTTACTTAAGAGACCAACAGACAGCCACAGCCACCTACATAGATGCTCAACCAGTCAATGAACGATTAAGCCAATTTAGCGAGGCTTTCGAGGATATGGAGCAAAAGATGACTGAACTAATTGCGCTGTTTTACATTAAATCAGCAAACGATATTTCAATCAATTGGGGCAAACGCTTTATGATTGAATCCCCTGACACTATCTGGAATAAATATAGTAATGCGAGAAGCAAAGGCGCACCCAAAACCGCATTAGATTACCTTTTAAATCAGTTCTATCAATCCGAGTACTCGAATGATGTCGAGAACCTTGTAACTTCAATAAAACTAATCAAATTAGAGCCGTTCATCCACCTGACAGAAAAAGAGGTAAAAGATTTAGGCTTAACAGGAATTGATTTAATCGCAAAAATTTATTTCAATGACTGGGTAAAATCGTTAGATGATGGGTATATTTTTGTAACCGACTTGAAAACATTAAAGGCAGAGTTTGATGCATTTGTTTTAACAAAACAAGGTGAAGACGTATTGGTAACACGCAGTCTATCGGCTAATGACTCAATGGCAAATCAAGATAATCCGGCAATAGTGCCAAATGCAATAATAAAACAATAAAATGGGAACATTAAAACAGTATGAAGAGAAAACAACCCGGATCATGAAACTCCAGGGTAAAGAGGTTGGAACCGGCCACGTAGTGCGCACCGTTTCAATCTCAGAGGCAGACGCAAAAATCATGAACGGACAGCCGGAGCACGGCTTTGAATACGTTTTGAAATCAACAGAACCAACAGCAAAAGAAATCCGTGCTGCACTGGTTGTAAAAGCTGAAGGTTTGGGATTGACGTTCAAAAAGAACATTTCCACTCCCGACTTACAAAAATTGGTTGACGAAAACACGCCAGCCGAAAATTAATTTTCACTATTAAAATTTAAAGCAATGTTTACTCATGAACTGGGATTGTTGGGGAAAGAGAAAATTACAGGGTTTGAAGGAATCCTGACGGCGAGATGCGAATATTTGACCGGCTGCAATCGCTACTGCATTCAGCCTCTTAAATTAACTAAAGAGGGTGTCCCATGTGAATCTATTTATTTCGATGAAGAGCAAATAGAAATTACTGGGCAGGGAATATCTGCAAAAAGTGTAACCGGAACAAAAAAAGGAGCCTGCTCACCTAATCCATACAAATAAATTAACAAGACGATGTTAAAAGAAATCACATTATCAGAATTAGCAAAACGGGCAGGAGTTGCGCCCGCAGAATTAAAACGTGCTATCAGTGCAGAGACGGAAGAAACCCTGTCTTTTGATACTGAAGGCGAATTTATCACACATACAGAACTTGATCTTATCAAAGAGCGTGCCGGTAAAGATTCCTACAAGGAGGGGAAAAAAGCAGGCGAAGAGATGTTCATCAAAGAAATCAAAACAGATGAAAATCTGGACTTTGAAGGCAAAACAAAAGACTCTCTACTGAAAGCGTTAAAAGATAAGATTCAAAAAGAAACTGGATCGGAGCCTACAAAACGCATTACAGAACTTGAGGCAGATAAAAAGAAACTCCAGGATACGTTGACCGAAAAGGAAAACGAACTGAAAAACGAAACTGAGAAATTCAACAGCCGGTTAAATGGCATTGAAATTGAGTCGGTGATTAAGAACGGACTTCCTGAAAAGTTGGCCAATGGGTTAACAAGGGAAGATGCTTATATTTTGTATAAGTCTGGCAGGGAGTTTGTAAAGACAGCCGAGGGGATCGCTTTAGTTGACCCTATTACAAAACAGGTAGTCAAAGACAAAAAACTAAATCCCGTGTCTATTACAGATGACCTGAAAACATTCCTTACTCGGTTTGGTGAAGTTGATAATTCAGGCCGTGGTGGGGACGATAAAACACCAAAGGGCAAAACCAACATCGAGACTCTTTCAAAAAATTCAGAGGTTGAGGCCTATTTTGAAAAGAACGAAACACCACTCCATGAAAGGGCGGGTATTTTGCAAAAGGCAATGAAAAACGAAGGGTTTAAAATAAACGAATAAAAAGCAAATAGAACAAGATACTGTTCAAAGATGCAGCCGGGCTGATGGCAAACAAATTTAAAAATATTTACAATGGCAAACAATGCTTATTCATTACTTGTCACAGCTCAGGCACTTTTAGGCGCTAAGTTCGCCAATCCTGAAATGAGGCATAAGGATTACGCTATCACGCGTATTCTTTTGGGAAACGCCGATGTGATGGTTCCCAATATTCAAGAACTAAAAACCTCCGATCAACGACCGGTTGAGGCTTATGCCTTCATTAAACCGACCAGCGATCCCGTGACAACTCGTCACGCCACCGGTGCAGCCACGGCTTCAGCTTTTGGCGACACTCAAAAGATCACCCCTTCATGGGTAACCCGTGGTCAGCTTTTCAAAGCCTCTATGAAGATGGCAGATCGCAACTTCATGAGTGCCGCTCAAATGTTGGCAAATCGCATGGAGGCCGCTTGGATTCATCTACTCGATGTTATTGAAGCTCTCAACGCCGCTTATCTGGCTACCAACAAATCACAGGTTCAGGCCGCTTCGGATGGTGAACTTGGTGCATGGGACGGAACTAACTTCGTTTGGCAGGTCAATGACACTAACAAACAGTGGTTTTTTCAGTACATTCAATCTATGATGGCGGTGAACAACTACGCCGGAATGTTGGATTTTATTGCTGATCCTGTTGCTTTTGCTATCAGTCAGCAGTTGGCCGCCCAGGGTTCAAGCAACGCAACAAATACTCAATTTACCATCGGTGACTTGAATATTGCACAGAGTACTTCACTGGCTCCCGTTTCAGGCTACAAAGGCTATGGCTATCTGATTCCTCCGGGAACTGTTGGTCTGATGACTTGGATTCCACGCGAAAACCGTGAAGGGAAAGTAACCAGGTTGCAAACCTACACCAACATGATGGACCCGTTTGGTTTGGGTATTCAGGCTGCTTTGCACATCTATGAAGCGAAAGCCGACAACTCAAATCTTGGAGGTGAACTTCAGGATGAGAATATCGAGTATGAATTGACTGTTGACCTCTCAGGCGTGAAAGCTCCTTTGAGTGTAACGAACGAAACGACCATATTCGAGGCTGCACTGTTAACAGGAGGAGGTAACTGATCATGAAAAAAATGACATTGCTTTTTATGCTGGTCATTGTAGCAATGGTCAGTTACGGATTGGATAGGACAGGATATATCAAGACTGGGCAAACCATGCTTGATAAACCTATGGTCTTTACGGCGGCGGATGCGATCCTAACGAGCGAGACGACTAATATCGTTGTTACCTCAGAGCAGGTCAATCCATCAAAACAGAACATGTATGCCACACTTTCGACTACCAGCGGTTCGCCGTCAATAGCCATTAAGTTATATGGGAAATGTTTTACAGGTGATGCTTATGTTCAGATCGGATCAACTCAGACATGGACTTCGACGGGAAACAATCCGGTAAATATCTCAGCCACTACACCGAATCAATATCGTTATTTTAAAGCGGAGTTTGTCGCATCAGGAGCAACACAGGCGGTGAAGATTACAGCCTTTGAGCTAAAACTATGGCTCACTTCCGGTCTGGCTTCTTCCGGCACGTTAACCGATGGAACCGCCACTATTAATAGTGGCGCATTAGCAGGGGTTACAACTATTGCAGCAAGCGGAATGATTACAGGCACAGGAGGCGCAACTATTACAGGCGCAGCGACTAATATCAACGCAACGTCAAACTTCGCCACTAATATCGGCACGGGC